CTCGAGGCCGCCCATGCAGTCCTGCAGTCTGCCGGCATATCACCGGAATCCGGCTGGCTGAATAGCGGCTATCACCAGCCCTGGACCGATTCCGTGGCCATGCGGGCATGGTATCGGGCCGAAGATGCTGCGATACGGGCCGCGTTCGGCTGCTGGCGCGGCGCGTCGCTGGCGGTGGCGATGGAATGGGAGCCCGACCCCCCGAGCGCGGAGCCTGCAGCATGATCTGGGCCGCCCTAGCCCTCCTGCTGGCCCTTGCGCTGGCCCTGCTGCTCGACCTATAATCAGCGCGCCCGCTCGCGGCGGGCCTTCGCTGTTGTCTCCTCCCTGCCGGGCACCCTGCCGGCTTCCATCCCCGGGTCGTAGCTCAGGCTCCCCGGGGATTTTTTTCAGTCCCCGCTGGCCCTGCGGAATTCGTGAACCGTGGCCCTCGGCCCGAGCGTTTCCAGCATGCGCCGAATCTCAGCGCGATTGTTGCCGTATTTCTCCAGCGTCTCCGGGCTGCAGAGAATGTGTTTCTTTGTCGGCAGAGACGGCGCCTTGATCTTGCCGAGGTCCATCCAGCCGGCGTGTTGCGCCGCCACATAGAGGCTCTGAATCGAGAGCTTGTGCTGCGGCTGCTCCTGTTGCAGTTGATCCACCAGCGGCTGCCACGGTCCCATGACTGCGCCGGCCCGGAAAGGCCCGGTGCGGTCGCGCATCGCCTGCGCGAGCAGCGCCTCGCCTGGCGACAGGCCGCCCTCCAGCATCACCGCTTTGGCATCCGTCATGATCGGCCGCTCGCCGGGCTTGAATGCCGACACGTCGCGCGTGCGTAGCCAATGCGCTACGTGATCCAGCCCGCCCTGCTCGTACCACGTCCACAGCGTTGACGCCTCGTCCTGAGGCAGTATTCCGGCTTCGGACCACAAAACCATCCATCGGCGGTCATCTGCAGACAACGAAAGAGAAATGCGCTCGTTACTGAAGCCGAGCACGCTCAGTCTGTTGACGGCAGGATATGGATGCCGGCCTTTCTCATTGATGGAAAACGTCTCGGGCGGCGCCGCCAGCAGGGGCTTCAGTTTGTTTTCCAGCGCCCGCCTGTCGGCGAGTGCCGGCTCTCGAAGTTCGTTCAGCACGCAAACCTCGGAGAGTAGGTGATAGTGGAAATTCGATTGAATTTCCTCGGTCGTCACCGTCTTGACGTTTTGCCATCCGCGCCCGCCGACGGAATATAGGAACGGAAGCCACAGAGTATCTTTGCCTGACCCCTGCCGGCCACCGTGCAATATCCCGTGATTGATTTTGCGAGCCGGATATTGAACCTTGTAGGCCATCCAATTGAAACAGTGCTCACGCTCCTGCTCGTCAGGAATCATGCGCTCGGCGTGCTCCAGCCACGGGTCAACGGAGCCAGGCTTGCCCGTGGGCCGGCCGTCGCGCCAGGTGTTACCGAACACGTCGCCCTCGTGCTCCACGAAAACCGAGTTGCCGGGGCTGTAAATCAGGCCGGCAAGGGTTCGGCCTTTCATGGCGATCCGATTCTCGTCGTAGCTCACGCTGGCCGACACGCGGGCCGATCCGCCGCTGGCCGTCGTGTGGATGCTGTGCAGCTTGTGGTGACGGTACACCGCGTCGAACGATTTGCGCTCGACCAGCTTGCGACGCTTGACGTCGAAGAAGTCCGCGCTGGCTAACAGAAACGCGAACCGCTGGAACCACTGTGCCGGCAACAAGCTCTCGAACTCCTCGCGCTCCACCGCCTGCTCGGCAGCGGCGTGCTCGTTGGCTCGCGCTGCCGCGTCGCGCAGATCCTCTGGCGGCGGCGCGGGCGGCGGCGGTGCCGGCTCGGGCTCCGGTGCTGGCGGCGCAGGCGCATCCAGCACCCTCACGCGAGGCTGCAGCCACGCGCGGGCCTCGGCCCAGTTTCGGAACCCAGCGTCGGCCGCATCCCACCCGTCACGCTGGCCGGTGGTATCGACGATCTTGATTTCCGTCACCAGCGGCCGCAGGATGTCCGCCAGGCGCAGCATCGCCATTGCGCCGGCCTCGTCGGCGTCGGGCCACAGCAGGATTTTCCGGCCCTGCAGCACAGACCAGTTCGCCAGGTGCAGCGCCTGCGCGCCACCGGGCCACGTCGTCGCGACGTAGGGCTCGGCCCACTGCGCGGCGGCATCGGTGGCCTTTTCGCCCTCCAGTACAAGCACAGGATCATTGGGCCGCGCTTCCAGTTCATTCAGGCGGTACAAGGGGCGCGGCGCCGGCCATTGGCCACGGCCCCAGCCCTCAGCGGTGTACGTCCACGGGATGATTTGCTTGCGCGTGCCGGCGGGCTCATAGCGGGCCACGTAGCCCAGAACCTCGCCGTTGCCGTCGAAGTACGTCCACCGCGTCACGGGAGGGCCGAAATCGGGGTGGATGCAGTCGCAGTCGGCGTCCTCGGTTGGAACGGGCGTTACTACCTGTCGCTGCGGTTTCGGCGGGCGGGGTTTCACTGTGCCGGCAGCGGGTACGCCGGGGCTGCCGTCCAGCTCGCGGTACGCCTCGCCCAGCTCAAGCGAGTGAATCGCCGCGTAGAGGTCGATCAGGTCGCCTCCGCGCTCGCCCGTGGCGAAATCCGCCCACCGGCCCGTACGCAAATTGATACTGAGAGAGCCGCCCGCCTCGCCGGCCAGGCTGCCGGCCTTGTATTCGGTGCCCTGCCGCTTGCCTTTCGGCAGCCACTGCGCGAGCAGTCTGTCGGCGTCGGCCAGTAAGCGGTCGGCCAAGCCGCGAAAATCCATTGTCATGCGTCGTCTCCTGTCGGCCGCATCTGATACGCCACCCCATGCCATAGCCTTTCGGCGAAGACGCTGTGCATCAGGCGATCATTGAACAGCACCCACTGGCCGGCGGTCATCTTGATCTGCTCGTTGCGCACGTGCAAGCGAAAATCTGTGCCGATTGGCGCCTTGGTCAACCAGAACACGCTGAGATAGCGATGCGGGTCTGGATGAGACCCGACCCAATCGTCTTTGTGCGGGCCGACACAGCGCATCTTGATTGCGATCATGCTTTCCAAGTCTGGCGTCCACCCGTCGAACATCGGAACCGGGCCAAAGTCCGGCGGCATATGCCCCATAAATTGGGCGTCTCCGTACTCTCGAATCATGCGCCGCTGGGCGGCCGTCGGCTGCATGTAGCCGGTCTGAATGATCATCGCTCGTCCTCCGGGGCGTGGATGATGCCCCTGTTTTGATGCTGATGGGGTCAGGCCAGCAGCGCCACCGCATCCTCAACGCTGCGGCACACCCCAGCCACGCCCCCGGCAGCGCGGATCGAGGCGAGGAATTCCTCCTGCCCCGGGCGCATGCGGCCAGTGCGGGATTTGACCTCGATGGCCAGTGTCTTGCCGTCGCGCAAAACGCCCATGATGTCCGACATACCCTTCGCGGTATTCGCCCGCACGTAGCGCATGCTACCGTCACGATTGCGCTCAGCGAACGTGCCGCTGTTCTGCCGCCAGCACTGGGCCACGCGGGGGTGGCGTTTGAGCAGAGCCATGATGGCCCGCAGGATTTCAGACTCTGACGGCTCGGTGCTGGGTTTGCGCGGCGCGCGTTTCTTCGGCTCCGGCGGGATCGGTAGCTCACGCGCGGGCCTGCCGGCGAGGGCGGCGTACAGGTTTTCTGTCGCTTGGTTGCGCAGCATCTGCTCGCGCAGGGTTCGGCGGCCTCGTTCGGTCATGCGCACCTCCGCGCGTATTCCCACACAGACGAAACCTGTTCATGCGCCCGCAGCGCATGCCGCGCCACGGGCCTGACGGCTACCGGCGGCGGCTTCGGCGTCGCCGACCACGCACACAGGCTCGAATCAATGCGCCACCGATGCAGCAGGCCGGCCTTCACCAGCGCCTTCAGATGCACGCTGGCGGTGGACTCCACGGCGCCGATTGCCGCAGCCACGTCTTTGCGCTTCGCGGGCTGGTTGGCCGTCACGTAGGCCAGCACGGCGAGCCGCGTGGGGCTCATTCTGCGTGTTCTCATTCTGCCGGCCTCCAGGGCACCATCTTCTCGCGCAGCTTCGCTTCCGCAGCGCGGATCAGGAAACGCGCCTGCGTCTCTGTCACGCCAGGCAGCGCGCACTTAAACCAGATGCGGCCGATTTCGTCGTCGGTGAGCGCGATATGCCGGCACTTGTCCAAAAGCGCCAGCGTGCCGGCAGGGGCGATTTCCCAGGATTCTGAGGTCATTTCAGAATCTCCTCACGAAGTTGCCCCGTTGCCAACTCCATACTCGCGTACAGGTAATCCGGGATCGGCACCTTGTTCGCCAGGATCAGCGACTCCAAGGTGCTGAGCAGGATGAGGATGTTGAGGTACTGTTCGCGGGTCATCCTTCCACCTCCAGCAGTTGCTTCTTCATTCGTTCCAATAGCCACAACACCGTTCCGCCATCGGCATAGCTGCTGGCGAAATACTCATTGCCTTTGGCGTCCCAGCCCATGATCACCACGCCTTCCATTTTGCCGACAGCGGCTTCGAGGATCTGGTCTGGCGGCAAGTCCAGTTTGGTGATGCCGGTAAAGGGGATGATCTTTGCGCCACGTTTAGGCGAAGCGCAGACAAGGCACTCCATAGTGGTCAGGCCGTGTTCGCACTTCCTCATGGCATCTGCCTCCCGATTTCGGCCGCAGCGCGGACGATGGCGCGGCGGGTAGCGGCGAGGGAATCGCCGTCAATCTGCACAACGATGCCGGCAACATTGTGCAGCGTCACCCTGCTGGGCTCGGCGCCGTTGCTGTGGCTGTTGTCAAGGAAGCGCGGCTCAAGGCGCAGTCTCACCGCCAGCCGCAGCGCATCGCCGTCGTCGGTGAGGGGGTTCCAATAGTCGTCGTCAAGCGTCGTACTCCCGAGCGTATATTTCGCCGCCTTCGCGGCAAGCTCCAGCAGTTCACGGTCGCTCATTTCCTCACCTCCGGCCAAGCCCACCAAATACGCCGCTGCACATCGGCCGGCGCTGCCATGCCGGCCATCTCGGCAGCTTCTTCGCGGTCAAACCACGGGGTCGCGGCCAGCGACCACAGCCTGCCATCCCACCAGCGGTAAAACTGCCCCTGTCGGGAAACCGACGCCAGATACCAGCCTACCGCTGGCGGCGGGCCGGGGTTCCATTCAGTCATGCCATCACCTCCATGCGCCGAGCATACTCCCACACCGACGCGGCCTGCACGATAGCCCGCTCGACCACCACGTTGCGCTGCTCAGCCAGCATCCACGCGGAATAGCGCCCCGTGCTGCTGGGCCGAATCAGGCCGGCGCGCCTGAGCGCGTCCAGGTGCTGCGTGGCCGTCGCCTCGCGGCAGTGCAGCGCGCGGGCGATGGTGCGGCGGTTGACGGGCTGCAGCCGTTCGATGGCGGCGAGCGTTTCACGTTGTCGGGGGGTCAGTTCCATGCCGGCGATCATAGCCCCGCCCGACACACTCCGCGCCTATCCCGAGTAAACCGCAGGGTCTTACGATAACCGTTGACGCTGCCCGACGTTGAGATATGATGCTCAGGCGTTGCGGCGCTTTCCGCAAACAAAAGGAGCAATAAGCGATGAACATCAGCAACATCCCGGGCCTTGGCGACGCCGCCACCTGGCCCACCATGCCGGCAGACGATGATAGCCCGTGGCTGTCTGATGCGCGGGACCACCTGCTGGCCTGCCCGGACGACTGGGCGCTCTGGCTGGCCGAACACGAGGGCTGGCCCGGTGAGGGTATGGCCATCAGCACGGAGTACATCGGCGAGGACATGAGCCGCGTCGGCGTTGTCACCCTGTTCGCCGTCATCCTTGCCGGCACCAGCGAGCAGTGCCTGCGCGCCCGGCACGAGCTGCGCGAGCGGTTCGTGCGGGCAAAGCGTGAGCGCATCGCGGAGATCGCGGAAGACATGATCCGCGCCGAGGTGGACTCGTGGGAATCGCGCCACGCGGGGGAGTACTGAAATGACGACAACGAAAAGCACCCTGACCTTCGCGGACATTGCCTACGTGCTGGATGTGCTACAGCAGGTGCATAACCTGAAGTACGACGCCACGCCGGCAGAAATTGGCGTGCTGAACGCGCGCGCATTTTCCGCAGCCACCACGCTGCGGATTCACAGTGGCATCGAGCGCGTCACCGTTCCCGTGAAGGAGGAGGCATGATCCTCGAAACCGCAGACCAGCGCACCGACGACTGGTACGCCGCCAGGTGCGGCAAGGCCACCGCCAGCAGGTTCAAGGACGTGCTGGCTCGCCTCAAAAACGGCAACCCTGCCGCCGACCGCCAGAAATACCTGACGGAGCTGGTGGTGGAGCGCCTGACCGGCCAGCCGGTGCCGGCATACGAGAACGCCGCCATGCGCTGGGGCACAGAGCAGGAAGCAGCCGCCCGCGCCGCCTACGAGCAGCGCACGGGCGTGTCGGTGGAGGAAACGGGCTTCGTGGCGCACGACACCCTGCAGGCAGGCTGCTCGCCTGACGGTCTGGTGGACTGGGACGGGCTTATCGAGATCAAGTGCCCATTCAACACCGGCGTCCATATCGAAACGCTGCTGTCTGGCATGCCGGCAGAGCATACCGCCCAGGTGCAGGGTCAGATGTGGATCACCGGTCGCCAGTGGTGCGATTTCGTGTCGTACGACCCCCGCATGCCCGCCGAACTGCAGTTGCACGTTCAGCGCATCCCCCGTGACCCGGCGTTCATTGCCGACCTCGAGCGCCAGGTCACTTCGTTTCTCGCAGAGGTCGCGCAACAAGTCGAGGCGCTTCGTCGCCTCGCAATTGAAAGGCAATCATGAGCATCATCAAGCCCCGTAAGCCCCGTGAGGCCCGCGTTCGCATTTACGCCGTCAGCACCGGCAGCGGTCCTACGCGCCTGATTCGCGCCACCAGCCGCGGCGAGGTTTCCCGCCACATCACTGCCGGAATGATGCTGCGCGAGGCCACGCCCGATGACCTGCTGGCCGGTGGCCGCGCCGGCACGATGATCGAGGACGCCGGTGTTCCGATGACGGTGACGGCATCGAAGGGGGGTTCGCTGTGACCGCTTGAGGATGCGACATGAGCCACACAAGCAACTTATTGCGTAACGTAGGCCGTCACAAGATGCAAGCTCGCATTTTGGAGAACTGCACTCCCGTACCGTTTTCGGGTTGCTGGGTGTGGGAAGGTTCTACTCATTCCAACGGATACGGAAAAACACGGTTCTCTCACTCAAAGGATGTGAGCGCACACAGATTGGCATATGTCGCATGGCATGGAGAAATTCCAGAAGGAATGTGCGTTCTGCATTCTTGCGATGTGAGATGCTGCGTTAATCCGTATCACTTGTCGTTGGGCTCAAGAAAGGAGAACAGCCGCCAAATGGTTGAGCGAGGCCGTCACAAGTGTCCTGCGGCATTGAGAACTCAATGCCCGCGCGGTCACGATTATTCTGGCCTCAATTCTGCCGGCAGACGCATTTGTCACGCCTGCAACAACGCCGCCGCCAAGCGGTGGAATCTCAAGAACAGGAATTGCGCATGAGCAACATCGTCCCGTTCGACCAACAGCTTCAACTTGCAGAGGCGTTCTGCAAGTCGGGCCTGTTCGGCGTCCGAACCAAAGAGCAAGCGATTGCCCTGATGGCAATCTGCGAAGCTGAGGGCCTGCATCCCGCCAAGGCGGTGCAGGAATATCACATCATCCAAGGCCGGCCGGCATTGAAGGCTGACGCTATGTTGGCCAGGTTCCAGAGTGCCGGCGGTAAGGTGGCGTGGTCTTCCATGACCGACACGCGGGTGGCCGGCGTCTTCTCCCACGCGCAAGGCGGGTCCATCGAAATCGAGTGGACTATCGACATGGCCAAGCGTGCCGGCCTGACGAAGAACCCAACGTGGAACCAGTACCCCCGAGCCATGCTGCGCGCACGCTGCATCTCTGAAGGCATCCGCTCCGTGTTTCCGGGCGTCGTCGTCGGCACCTACACCCCGGAGGAGGTTGCCGACATGGAACCCGTTCACCGCCCCGTCCGCGACATGGGCGACGCCGATGTGGTCGAACCCCCGCCGCCCCCGCCGCCCCCGCCGCCAGCAGTGGACGTTGAGGCGCTGATCGAGCGCATCCAGATGGCCGCCACGCTGGAGTTTCTGGAGCTTCTGCGCCCCGAAATGCGCCGCGTCCCGAAGGGCGCCGACCGCGACCGCGTGGTGCAGGCAGTGCAGCGCAGGGCCGAGGAAATCCGCGCTGAGTCGGTGCCGGCCGATCCGGCGATCACGCAGGCAGAGGAGGGAGCACTGTGAGCGCCGCCAGCCAACCACCATCAGAGCACCTGATCACCCCCGCCCAACTGGCCATCCGCTGGGGCGTGGCGCTCAACACCCTGAGCCAGTGGCGCGCTTCCGGCGGAGGGCCTGCGTTCCTGCGCCTCGGTGACGGCGAGCGCCCGCGCATTCGGTATCGGCTGGCGGACGTGCAGGAATACGAGCGCCGGCAACTGGAGAACAGGTAGTAATACGTGGTACGTGGCATGGCCAGGCCAGGCAGGGCGGGGCAAGGCTCGGCCCGGCGCGGCATGGCAAGGCATGGCATGGTACACGGCGTGGCTGGGCCGGGCTGGGCATGGCAACGCGAGGCATGGCACGGCGAGGCACGGTACATGGCACGGCGTGGCGTGGCCAGGTATGGCGCAGCTAGGCGAGGCAAGGTACGCGGCTTGGCAAGGCCCGGCGTGGCGTGGCAGGGCTTGGCTCGGCAAGGCAGGGCAAGGTACATGGACTACATGAGGATCACAGACGTTTCAGCGGTCACGGGCCTTAGTGACAACAGAATCGTCTCAATGATGTTGAACGGGAAGTTTCCGCCTCCCGTTGCCATCGGCCTACCCAGGCGCAAGCACTCAGGTGCTGCGCGCTCGGGACGGATGTGGTGGAAAAGTGCGGATGTTCTGACATGGCTCGGCAAGAGCAAGGAGATTTAACGTGAAGCTGATCGACATCGAAATTCGCGGCATTCAACCGCTTCTCATGCACCGTTTTTCGGAGGACGCGGAGACGGCCAGCAGCAGCAAAGCGCGAGGCATCGTGCAGGATAGGGGCACACCCCGCGAGCAGGCCGAGAAGGTCGCCTACCGGCATCCTGACGGCACGTTCTACATCTCGGCGTTTGCGATTCCTAACGCCATCGGCGCGGCCGGCGCGAGCTACAAGATGCCCGGTTCGCGCAAGAGCATGCGGTTCATCGTGCCCAGCGCGATCCGCATCTTTGAGCCCACCATCACGGTGATGAACGGCGCCGGCCCCGCCAAGGACTTCGAGGTGGACTCGCGCCCGGTGACGATCCCCGCCACCAAGGGCCGCGTCATGCGCCACCGCCCACGCTTTGACTGCTGGGGCCTGCAGTTCAGCATCGGCGTGGACGATACGCTGATGAAAGTCAGCGACGCGCAGATGCTGCTGGAGCAGGCGGGCCTGAGCATTGGCATCGGGGACTTCCGCCCCGAGAAGCGTGGCCCGTTTGGCACGTTCCGCGTAACTCGTTTTGAGGAGCGCGCAGAATGAACGCCGCCCGCGAATTCCTCGCGGGCCTGTTCCGGCCTGCGCCGGCGCAAGTGCTGGCGGCGCGGGAACTGGACGATGCCCGCCGGCAGTTGCTGCAGGCTCAGAGCGCCGAGGAGTACGCGCACTCCATGGCCGTCTATCACCAGCGCAGGATCGCCCGCTTGGAGCGATATTTGAGGGGAGAACAGGAATGACCACCGAAGACGACATCCGCAAGGTTCTGCACCCGGAGGCTTACGAGCCCATGCGATACGAGCCGCGCCCGCGCATTCCGCTCGGCTGCGACCAGCAGGGCCGGTATCCCGATGCGGCCGACGTGCGCATCGACGACGACGAGATCCACGAACCGCAGCCGCCGCAGCGCGATCCGTGGTGGCACGACGTGGTGCTGCTGGCCGTGGGCGTGTTGCTCATGGTGGCGATTTTTGCGCCGTTGGGGGTGAGATGAGCGCGCTGCGTGAGGCCGCCCAGCAGGCGCTGGAGGTGTTGGAGTCGTTACAGGGCGGCTGCACCGACTCAAACGACGGAACCGTTGAAGCGATCACGGTCTGGTGCCCGGAAGTCATCGACGCCCTCCGCGCCGCGCTGGCGCAGGAGGAGCAGGCAACTGGTAAGGAGCGCTTACAAGTTGATCCCAAAGGGGGGATGCAGATTGCCACCCCCCTTCCACTGACCACCACCGATCTGGCGTGGCTGGAAACCCGCCGTCTTGTGCGCGTATGGAAAGAGCTTGGTCAGATCCGCTGGACTGGCGCTGACGAAGGCTGGGACCTGGCAATCGAGGCTGTGCGTGCCCGCCTGGACAAAGAGTGCCAAGACGTGCTGGCATGGAAAGAACAAGCGGACGTCAGCGGACAAGCTGCAGCGCAGTTGCTCCTGGAGATCAGAGGAGGAAAAGATGAATGATCTGAGACAAGCCGCCCAGCAGGCGCTGGAGGCGTTGGTGACTGCCGAAGCCGGTCTTGCTGATATCGGTGATGCAGACCGAGAACAGGGCGACGACGTTGCATGGTGCGAGGCGCGAGCAGCTGCGGCACTAGAAGGCCCGAGAGCAGCCATCACCGCCCTGCGCGACGCGCTGGCGCAGCCGTTACCTGATCCTGTGGACGAATATCGTAAGGGCTTCATTGATGGGCAGATTGACATGCGTGATCGCCCAGAGGAGCAGGAGCCGGTGGCGTGGTCGCCCTCGCTCACGTATCCGAACTACGAGAAGGAGCGCGTGTGGTTAAACGGCAAGCCTCGCCAAGAGGATGTTGAGTATTGGTCCAAGAACGGCAACGGCATCACCTACGTCTACACCGCACCACCCCGCCGCGAGTGGCAGTCGTTGAGTGAGGATGAGTTGACTGCACTGGGCGTCATTCACTCTAGGTATCAAGAGGAAAGCCTAGAGACTGGTTGCTGGTTTGACTTTGCCCGCGCCGTCGAGGCCGCGCTAAAGGAGAAGAACAATGGCTGACCTAAAGCAAGCCGCCCAGCAGGCGCTGGAGGCGTTGGAGTGGCACTACCGCCAAGGACACAGCAATACCCTCGGCGGGTTCCGTCTGAAGATTGACGAAAAGGCGCTGCGCGAACTCAGCGCCGCCCTGGCGCAGCAGGATGAGCCGGTGGCGTGGCTGCAGCCCAAGACAGTGGATGCACATTCGCGCCCTGACCTCGGCTATGAGACGTGCTCCAAGGACGACTACGGGGCTTTCCCGGTCTACACCGCCCTGCCCCAGCGCAAGCCGGTGCAGGAACCGGTGACGACGCTCGGCTACGCGGCGCGGAAGATCGAGGAGTTGATCGCCCAGCGCGATGCGTTGCTGGAGGCGTTGAAGTACATCGCCAAGCAGTTCCGCCAACACGGCCGACAGCACTGGCCCGAGGCGGTCGTGGCCCGTTTCGCCATCGAGGTGGTAGAAGGAGAGAAGAAATGAGCGAGAAGCCTGAAGCACTTCGGTTGGCTGATGACCTGGACGCTTACCACACGCGGTCGTGCCACAAAGAAGCCGCCGCCGAGTTGCGCCGGTTGCATGCGGAGAACGCATCCCTCGCCGCAGCCCTGGCATCCTCGTGCGATGAGGCGCGAGATCAAATCTGGGAAAGCGGCGGCGTCGCTGGATGCTCACGGGCGTTGAGCGCCGAGTTTCAGCGCGATGCGCTGCTGGCCGAGCACCAGCAGACCCTGGCCCTGCAGCAGCGCAGCTACGAGCGCGAGATCCGGCTGGAGGTGGAGGCTGAGATAGAGGCAGCAGAAGAACGTGTTGTAGAACTGTTCGCAAAAATGAAAACGCCGTATTTGCCAGACATCATTAATGCCATCCGCGCCCGCACCCCATGAAATGCCCCCTCTGCGGCGCCTGGGCAATGAAACTCGAAACGCGCTCCAACCCGGTCGAAAACACCACCAGACGGAGATACGAATGCGGCAACCTGCACCGATTCAGCACAGTGGAGAGGCTCGTCCCGAGCCTGCTGAGGCGGCCACGGAAATCGGCAGCGACGCCACCGACCCCTTCGACCGAGGTTTCGCCTTCGTAGCCGGCGTGTGCATGGCCGCCGTGGCGGTTATGGCCGCGCTGGCCATTTTATGGCCCGCATAACGCCTGCCGTCAGTACGACCAGATCGTCGGCTCTGAGCGCAGGTCGAGGTGCAGGAACCGGCCTGCACCTTTCTGATGGACGCCGATGCCGGTGAACCCAAGCCCGAGCGCCAGGCGCAGCACGTCGACGGCATCGCCGTCCTGCACCCCGAGGTCTGCCGCTAGGCCAGTGGCGTGCATGCCGGGGTGCGCCTTGGCTTTCTCGATGGGGTGGTCGGGGCACCGATAGCCGCTGGTCACGCGCAGGGGCTTGCCGTACTGGTAGCGCAGCGCCTGCAGCTTCTCCATGAACTCGGGCTGCATCTGCTGCCGGCCACAGTGGCGGCAGCGGAACTCAGCCTCGGTGAAGTTGGGGTAATCAGCCCACAGCATCACTTCTGCCGCTTATCCCACACGCTCCAGCCAACGCCCGCCGCGGCCGCAGCGCCGCCGACGATGGCGTTCACGGTTTCGCCGTCGATGCCCCACTTGACGGCAAAGCCGCCCGCCAGGGCCGTCAGGATGTGGCGCACCAGCGCCTGAATGATCATCGCGTTCATTGGGTACTCCTACAGGGGCCGTGGTTCCTTGAAGGCCGACGCGGGCACGGCCCAACAGCCCCCGTCAAACCACGCTATCGTAACCCGGCCGTCAGGGCGCAGCGTCCAGCACCCCGACAGGCGCTCCCGCGCCTGGTACAGCACCGCCCACAGCGCACCGCGCTGGCACGGGCCGGCCTCGTCGTGCAGCTCAAGGCGCTCGTCTTCGGCCACGATTTCAGCCACCACAGCAGCCTGCGCCGGCAGAGCCAGCAGCAAGGCCAGTGTGGCGGCGCGGGTCACTTCCCGCCCCAGTGCGTGGCCACCCACGACACCGCGCCGCCCAGCATGCTGGCAATGGTCATGCCGGCCCACAGCCCGCCCTTGCTGCGATTGGCCATCTCCAGCAGCGTCTTGATGTCGGTCTGCATGGCCGTCACCTGATTACGCAGCGATGTCACCTCGGCCTCCAAGCGGCCAAATTCCCGGGGGTCGATCTCGGTCATGGTAGCACGCTCAAACGGTTGTCAGAGGCCCTGGCCGGGGGTCATGTAGACAGTGGACGCTACGCTGGCGAACCCGCTGAAGAACAGGTCGGGCGCGAACCGCAGAATCTCCACGGCGCCAGCCACCAGCGGAATGGCCGACGACGGATTGCCGGCAGTGGCCGCGGCCGCGGCGGCAGTGGCTTCGGCCGCCGTAACGCCGAACCCGAGCCACACTACCACGCTGCCCGTGTTGATGACACGGAACTGGCCGGTGGCCGAGCCGCGGAACTTCTGCGGCACCAGCACCTGAATGCCGGTAGACGCCGGGTTGTTGGCCGCGATGACGACGGTCTGGCCCTCAGGGGTCCAGGCGATTTGGCTGTTGGTGGACATGGTGGTGGTTCCTTGGGTTGTGCTGATTTGTTCGGTAACGGGCGCTTACATGATATTTTGGTTTGTTGGGCCAGTGCGGGTCTGGGTTATGCGCTCAGAAGGTGCATGTCAAGATCAGTTGAAAATGTATGAACCATTGATGAAGATGGAACCTGACGCTTTCATTGGCAAGAACGTTACTGACCCGGCGTTATATTTCAACAACGCTATCTCTCGTCCAGTGTCAACAAACGCCTCCACAACGTCGCCAGCAACAAGGCCGCTGATTCCGTCAACCGAACACGTCAAATTTATGTCTTCAGTTACAAACAGTCGCGGAATCAAACCGGAGATTTTCATATTTCCTGTTCCGGTGTGACCAGTCCAGCCTAATCTTATCTGTATATGGACTGAGTTCCCCTGTATGACCGCCTTGCCGCTTTGAATTGAGTAGGTAGCGGTCCCTGCGCTAGTTGTTCCAAAAATAACTGGTGTAAATGTTTCTACTGGTGATCGGTACACACCAAACGCACCGAGCACCGTGTTGCCGGCAGCTATGTCGTCTTTGTTGGCGCGTAAAGAATGAATTACATGACCCGTAGCAAATGTTCCAAATTTAATGTCCAGCGCGGCGTTTTGTTGCTCTGAGTAAATTACCCAGTTGCCTTTTTCACCAGCATACAACATGACACCAGCAACACCAGCAGTCTGACAATTAGCTTCACATTTGAGAAATGCTTTCCACTGCCGCACGTTGCAACCAGAGGCAACGTAAAATCCCTCTTTTGAGCAGTATGTAATTGCAGCATTGAATTCAACAATTGACAAATCATCTACTGCGCCAGTGCAGTAAACGCCGTAATTGCACAATTCAATGTATGCGTCTTTGACAACACAGCCGTTGGAATTGCCCGACGTGATGTCGAACATCAAACCATAACCTTTGAAGGAGCTGATGCTGATCGTCCCCTCACATTTCAACCTTGCGCCAGCGACAACAATACCGTGCGATGCCGTGTCCACATTCGCATACGTCACAGGAGTTGTGCGATATGCGGCTGTCGGAAACAGCGACATATTTCCGAAGACGTACAAGAAATTTGGCGAGCCGCTGATATTGACCGCCTCAGCGCCGTCAAACGCAGGAGCAATTGTGGCGTAATCAAACGTCCATTCTTGCATCCCCAACGACAGGTCGCAAGTTAGAGTGGACGTTGTTTTGTAAGTCCCAGAAGCAAAAAACACAGGCCGCGCATTTGCCGCAGCGTAATCAATGGCTGTTTGAATTGCCGCCGTGTCATCAGCAACACCGTCGCCCACAGCACCAAAATCTTTAATATTGACAGGTGCTCCGTCAATCATGGAATAGGTTGCTTTTGTGAGTGGCATTGAATTTCTCCGATCAAACTGTGTATGTAATTGAAAATGTTATAGACGTTGATGCTGTAATGGCAGAAACTGAATAAATTGTTCCGCCGCCCAACACTTGAGTTAACACAGAGCCTGAGTTAGCATTAGCATTTACCGCGCCGCCTGAACCCACCGCGCCTGCATTAAACGGAAGTCCAGTAGTCAGCACTCCTCCTGCAGCAGCAGCAACAGATGTAACGCCGTTTAACACACCAGTAACTGTTACAAGCCTGCCAATTCGCGTGTACGTTCCACTTGAAGTAAACGCGCCAACAACAGTAAGCCCGGCACCTTGTGTCGGCGTCCAAGCCCCTTCCTCATACCAGTTCAGCAACTGGCTCGTCATGCCCGCTGCAGGGGTGTTGGCGTTGAAGTTGACGCCTTCGCCGGAGGTGCCAATTACAAGGTCACCATTGATGATGGTCTGATCGCCAGACCTGACCGGAGAGTTGACTATTGCCTTGAGCATTGTTCGCCCCTTAGATCAGGAATTCGATGGTGGACGTCACGGGTGGCGCTTGGGTGAACGTTACGTTCCCGCCGGCAACCGTGTATGTGTTCTGGTTTTGATAGACGCCGTTGATATAAACAGCGCGAGGTATGGACGACACTGGGAAAATGGTTTGCACACCATTCCCTGTTGCGTTGGATGCCCCAGACCCGCCGCTCGCAAAGAACGCATTGTCGTTCAGCGAGCTATACACCGTAGACCCGTTCTTGTTCTGCACCAGCACCGAGTAATCGCTACCCACGTACAGCCGCGCAGGCGTGCCGGCATTCACCGGATAGCCGCCACGGGTACGCACAGGCTGCCCGGCAGGCTGCGTCAGCGCAGCGTCCCAGTACACCGCGATGGGGTTCGTGATCGGGTTGAGGTTCGCCGTGCCGATCCAGACGTAGCCGTCCTCCAGGGGCTGGCCGTCAGCGCCCGTGATGATGGGATACGGGGGCTGGATGCTGAGGGTGGTCATTGGGTGGGCTCCGACTGGTATTGCTGCCTGACCTGCTCGCCGACCATGCCGCCAACGGCACCAGCGGCGGCGGGGGCTACGCGGCGGCCCATGCCGGCAGGGCGCTGGGCGCGTTCAGCGCGGGCAATGGCATTGTTGATGGCAGTGATGGCCGACTCCGGGTTCTCGTAAATCACCCGCGCCAATTCTGCATTGACTTTGCGGTTTACGCGCTG